ACACTACCGCCTGTACATTCAGCAACCACTGCGGTTTGTCGTTCGGAATAATCGAACTATATCTTATCCGTGCCATAACCCTACATCGCTGAAAGTGACAACGGCAGATTCACCGCATTACCCTGTTCATCCTTCATCTCCACCTGAATAAACTGACACGTCGGCACCGGACGGTAAGCCGCCTTAATGATATTGATGCCTTCCAGGAATCGTTCATCCTTCGACTTGACGGCGAGCTTTTCCAGTTCCAATACCTTGTTGGCCTTCAGCGCACCTTTGCGATCCTTAGCAAGCAGACTCATGACTGTGTCCACCAGGTTGGCAGAGTTTTCGTCTTTGGCCATGGTCTTGATATACTCTTTCACCATGTCGATGCCCGCTTCCACAGTATCATCCCAGCCCTCATTCACGCGGTTGCCGAGTGTCAAGCTCATGCGGCTGTCGCTGGTGGTAAAAGTGTCAGTCTGACGTCCGCTCTTCACCTTGAAAAGCTCGTTCTTCAACTTGATGACCGTACCGAACTCATTAAACACTTCCTGCTTGATGCGCATCATCTCGGATGAGAGGCTTTGCAACTTCGTTACGCTGGCCTTGACGGTGGCGTCCACCAATTGTTTGTACGTTTCACGTTCCCGCTCGATACGGTTACGCTCTGCCTTTTCCTCGGCATCCAGCTGTGCCTTTAAGGCGGCACGTTCTTCTACTGATAATGTTGATAAATCCATAATTCTTTCTATTTATTGGTTAATAATTAATCTTAGCTCTTCTTTCTTCATTTCTCTTGCGCTGCAAATCCTCATTCACATACCTTTTCGGTGACTCCAACACGACCAGTTTCCGGTCAAGATGGTCATAGCGTACCATTTCGGCACGATAGGCGTCCAGCAGGCGATCATATTCGGCGGGGCTCAAGGTACCGGTACCTGCATGCAAACGGTCAAGATACTCGCAGATACGGTTGGCACTGGCTTCCAGTTGTCCGGCAAGCCGGCTACGGTAATCCAACTTGTCGACGGTGTCGAGATGAAGGCGGCTGCGGTCGGTGTAGTCTTTCATGACTGCGCCTCCTCTCTCAGCCTCTTCATTTTTTTGTCCAGCTCTTTCTTGCTGTAATACACATATTTCCCTTTTTGCCAGGCATGCACGAGTCCTTTAGCCGCCCACTTTTTGATGGTGTTCTTGCCACAGTTCAGGTATTGGCAAGCCTCGTTCTGCTTAAGCATGCCGGTCATGTCCATACCTTCGGGCATCTCTACAGGCTTCAGTGTGGCAGGCTTTCTGCTGAGACCTATCCATTGCTCCAGGCGTTCGATGCGGAGCAACAGGTCGTTATACTCTTTCCATGAAAGGGTCACACTGCCGGCATCCGTCCCTGCCTGTTCGTCCGCCGGGTATTTGTCCGCATCCGGTATCAAGTCCTCAAGTTCCATTCCGCCTGCGGCATAGCGTGCGGCATCACGCAGGGCATAGAAAAACCGTTCGTCTTTCTTTTCCTCGCCCACCGACATCACAAACTCCTTAAAAAGTTGCGTTTCCGTACGTTTCTGTTCCAGTACTTCCGCCTGAGCTACACTGATCCGATCGCCCTTCTTACGGAGTATGTCTACCGCACGGTTGATTTCTTGTTGCTTTCTCATCATCTGAATTATTTTTTTTTTCGTTTTTCCTCGCGTCTCATAAATGCCTCCAGTTGCTTCTTCGTCTCCTGTAGTTCCCAGAGGGCCATCCTTGTCACATCCTTGCGGGCCTTCGTATATTTCCGCGCCCAGACGTTCAGTTTCGCCACATTCATCTGATATTCCTCTTCACTGTCGCTGGTGAACCCTTGGTTCAACTGCGGGATCAGGAAGGACAATCGGTATATATCGCGGAACACGAACTGTGCTTCCTTCCGTTGCAGCGCCCTGGCTTTGTCATCCATCGGGTTCAGTCTATCAAGCAGTTGCTGAGCTTCGCGCATCGTAAGTTCCTTACTGCTATGTGTCCGTCCGGAAGTAAACTCATGGATGCAGCCGTGGCGGGCTTCGTCGTTCATACCGATGCGGCGGAAGGTGGCGTGCAGAGCCTTCATTTGCCCGGGGGTAATAAGTTTATCCTTGATTATCTTCATCGCTAATCACTAAATATTAATCACTAATTGAAATATTTTCCCCACGATATCTGGCAGCTTCTTCCGGCCATACATCATAATGCCCGACAGGACCGATAAACCGCCCCTTGGAAAAAGCCCGATATCCCTCGACATATATCTTCAATGAAGCATCGAACGCCACTTTCTTCGCACTACGCCCGTCCGGATTCTTGCCACTGGCATGGCTAATGAAAATAAGCAATTTATTTCGGTGCTGTTCCTTGAACCTGATATACTGGGCATAAGTCATCTGTGTATACTGAAAGCTGTCGATAACCACAAAGTCGGGAGCTTTTTGCCGTTTCAGGCGAAGACTCAATTGATCCAATGGTTCAGCATCCAGCAGCAGGAAACGGCGGTTTACCTCCTGCATGTTGAAGCGCTTCAGTGTATTCTGCATCGTCAGGCAGGCACCTTCTTCCAGACTATCGTAAGCCACGCGCCCGAAACGACACAACTCTTTGCAGAGTTGCATCACAAAGGATGTCTTCCCGTTGCCTGTATTGCCCCATACCATCCAAACACCTCTACGCTCCGGAGTGCCGAAAGCGTCATGCCAGGCGCCTTCAAAAGGCAACGTTTCAAACTTCATGCTCAGCAGTTCCCGCACCCCTTTGGCGTTGCGCTGGAAAGTCTTTGCATCATTCACTGTCTCACTCATGCTTGTTCTCCTTTCATACGCTGAGCTTCTTGGATACGCTTGCAGGCATGCACCACACGTTTCACACGGCGAAGATCATATTCGCCCTGGGCGGCCTCACGCTGAACACGCTTTATCTCTGCAAGGTCAGTCAAGCCGTTAGCCTGGCAGATGGCATATACATCCTGTTCGGTGGCTACATTCACATCGAAAAACTTACGGCCGATACGGCTGTTTATTTCCTTATAGCCCTTCTTGTTATAGCGAAGGCCGTTCTCCACACGACGTTTGATATAATCGGTAGAAAGGAAAATGATACCCGCCTTATTCTCCAGACGGTTGTAAATGCTGATGAAGTAGCTGAAAACGGAGTCAGTCAGCTTGTCGCCTTCATCGAAGATAATGAGCGGGTTCTGAAGGAAGGCGATCATGGAGATGGCGTATTCCAGAATATCCCGCAGGTTCGTCCCGTCCACCGGTGCGCCCACCTGCTTGGCGATCTCGCGCACGAAGTCGCTTTTCTTCATGTCTTCCGAGCAAAGGATATAAAAGACGTTGCGGTGAGTACGACGATATTCAATGGCTGCGGTAGTCTTGCCGCAACCTGCATCGCCCACCACCCAAGTGGTGTTTTTGTAAGCCTGTGCATCCGTCATGGCGAAGGTGATACGGTTGAAAGCATCACTTTCGGTCAGCGTCCAGCGTTCAAGGCTGTAGCCTATCTGTGCGGCTATACGACTGAACATATCGTCGCTGATGCTGGTGTACTTAGAATTACAAATTTGCGATACCGTAGCGGCGCTGACCCCGTTCAGGCTTTCGCTGGCACGGTTCTGGCTGGGATAGTTACTGCAATATTCCATCAAGGCGTCCCGAATGGCGTCTTTGTCTTGTTTACTTAATTCTTTCATTATTTGAAGGGTATTTAATTGATTATTGAATACTGGTTAATTGTTGTTGAAGAATGACTGGTACATTTCCGCCTCTGTCATGCCGGAAACCAGCTTGGTGTATTCGCCCGGCGAAGCGATGCCCGCAGGCTCTTCCTCCGGTTCGGAATTGTAAGTTCCCGGTCCCACACCTTCGGGATACTGTACCGGGGCGGTCAATTCCTCATTGGCGTATTCTTCACGCTGACGCTCCATGCTCTTCTGGGATTCACCCACCGGAATAGGCATCACGAGTTTCGTATAAGCTTCGCTCATGCACTCTTCAAGCAGAAGTTCTTCGCAGGCAATGTAATGCCCCACAAGAGCACGCTTATTGGCGTGTATCTGGGCGAATAGCCGGGTGCTTTCTTCTTCCGTCCGATCTGCCGTGGCACGATGAATGACAACCTTTGGCGTGGCTGTGGCTGCATATTTCAACGCACCCTTTGCACCCACTTCCCACAGTTCCACAGCAGTCATATCTTTGGGATCATAGCGGTAACGGAAACTGTTGCCAATATTCTGCATGTGGAAATTCATATCTACCAGTCCATCTTCGCCATATACCATGTAGCGGTATTCCTGCTTGTTGCGCTCGAATATGAAACCGTGTTTGTTATACTTCACGCTGTCTTTGCTCAGCAGCATGAAAAGTTCCTGTACCCCGAAGTCATCCAACGGCTCGGCATTCGGACTACTGAGCGTGGTGTACATCTCCATACGGGTCATACCTGTTTCAGAAGCTGGATGCAGCATTTCATTCCATTCCTTGCGGCATTGCAGGTATTGTTCTTTCATCTCTTCCAAAGTGGGAAGCTGGGCGATGTTCTTCATGATCAGGTCCACGTTGACATGGCTGTTCTCTTTTGTTGCAGTGATATTCTGCCCGGTATAGTTATAAAGCTTGTGCATAACCTGCATCTGGAAACGCCCGAAGGCACTCTCAATTGTTTTTGACTGGCCATTGTGGGGCATGGTGGTTTTATGCAAGTGGCAAATCTTCTTGAAAAAAGCTTGTGCTTCCGGTTTCTTATGTCCGCCCTGGTTATCGGTCACAATCTCATAAGGTTTCACCTTCCATGTTTCCAGTGCCATGCGGTAGGCATCATACTGGGTGAGGAAGTTTTCAACGCCGAAAGAATATCCCAGGAAGACTTCCGTACAGGCGTCCATCACCTCGTACACGTCAATGGTACGCGCCACCATGCGTTTCTGTTTCTTATCATAATCCTTGTAATAGAGATTGAGTTTCGTACCGTCACCATACCACAATGTATTCGGCATATCCGGAAGCTTGGTATCGAACTGGGGCATGAACTCGTTCTTAAAAGCAATTTCACCGTGAACGACGCCATACCACCACAGTTTGATGCTGGTTTTATACAGGTAATTAATAACCGTTTGGGGCGATGCAATCGGCTTCAACTTATCTTCTTCACGGGTAGCATGTGCATTCCGCTCTTCTACGATGTGGTTGAACTCTTCGAATATCTGCTGGTCGGTATATACCGGGAATTTGCTTCGCTTCAACTTCAGCAACAGTCGGCCTTCCTTCGGGCCAACCTTGCGGGCGGACTGGTTACCGGCATTGCCATTGACAAGCGCCGCGTAACCATACTTCTTATAAGCGGCATACTTTTCCATCAATCGAGCCTTCGGAAGCGTGTGCCGGTAGCGTTCACGCAGGCTTTCGCACAGGGCAACAACCTGTTCACGTATCATCTTATTGTCCTGAAAACCGCACTTACCTTGCGAATCGCGCATGCTCGCCTCAAGTGACATCATAGCGTTCAGAACCTTGGCATTCAAGGTATATTCCGCCTGGCGGTCCAAAGAAATCTTCGGAGTATATCTCTTATAGAAATCAACAGCTTTGCTGTCGCTTTTTAATCGACTGTCCATGGGTATTACTTGATGTTTTTTGATTTGTTCTTTAGCTTTGGGATTCTTGGTATCATAGTTATTGCGAATCGGTTCCGGTAATTTCTCATAAATAATCAATGCTTCCCGGCTTCTACATCCACGTCTTGCAACAATAAATTTCCCATTGTTGACATATTTGTCATAAGTAGCCGGACTGACAATTCCGCCAAGAACCAACTCATTACGTGTCACACACAGTGTCTTTCCAAACATTTCCATAATCAGAAACTTTACTTATTCAACTTGTGCAGGCCCCGGCATCGAACCGGAGCGGAAACCACCTTACTACAGACTCTCCTCCTGCTTCGCATCCGGCATCAACAGTGATAATGCCACAATCACCGACAGTGCCACGATCACCATCCCGCTGATGCTATCTTTATCCGTCGCGTCCACATTACAACCCAGCCAAAGCCCGTAGACCATGCCTACGATGACAGCTGCCTTCTGAAATTTTCTGAATGTTTTCATATTATTCGAGTTTTAAGAGTTCTTTAAAATCAGTTCATCAAGGTCACAGAGTGCATTGATCTTGTGAGGCAGCACAATCGGTTCCTGATCATCCTCATCATAGTCAATATCTATGCACACCGCATCATTCTCGGCACTCAGCAGAGCGTTGTGCTTTTCCATCAGCTCCCGCAAATCCAGCAAGAACGCCACTTCTTTTTCCGTTAATTTCCTGTCCATATCACTTTTATTTTTAATCCTTTAATTCTTAATTAAAAAATCTACCCCTATTCATCCCGAACCGGGATAGTTTTGCTACATTTGTAGCTGATAATAAACATTGTATAGTCATGAATAATAATGTCAAAGATGCCCTTCGCAACTATAAGAGGTACAAAATCAGAGTCCACATATTAGAAGTTATTGCTATGTTTCCCAATAAAGAAGATTCATATTATAGAAACTTGGCTGGTATGTCTATTGATAAAACCCTGATGTGGAAAGCCACAATTGTAGACGTTGATCTTGAATTTCAGTATCTCATTACTATTGGCTATATCAAATATACTGGTAAAGACTTCTGTATGGCTCTTACAGAGATAGGCATACAAGCCCTAAGAGATTGCACCATACAAAACTTAGCATTAGCAGCATACAATAATTACTTAGACCTTAAACTTAAACGTTTAACTGTTACTATTTCAATGATAGCCATAGTGATAAGCTCGATATCACTAACGATAGGATGCTTAAAATCATCGGAAACTCGTCAGATTCCACCATGTAAAGCATCCGATAGACAAACATCTGTAATCGAGAAGGATACCTCCTGTGTTTCGCCTTGTAAACCTCCTCAAACAAAGTCTTATTGGAATTCATATCCATATCGTTTATAAAGTTAACACTCCGTCTCTTTCCGTTCCCACTCAATGCTCAACTGCTCATAAACCGGAAGCCGCTTTTCATACTTTATTCCGGCACGCTTGTTCTCCATCGCCAGTTCGGTCAGTGCACGAGCCACACGCTCGCTGACACTCGTACCCATGAACACTTTGCGCACGTGGCTATAGCTCACGTCCAGTTTCTTCGCCACTGCAAGGCCTTCCATAGAGGAAAGGTAAGGCTGAACGCAGCCTTTCCAATTCTCGAAGAAGGGACGGAACTTGGGAAGAGGAAGCTTATGGCTTTCGTTTCCGGATGACTGGATGCCGGAATAGGTACCGGTGCGGCGGATGGAGGGGAGTACCTCGTTGGTTACCCACTTGCGGAAAGCTTTAGCTTCAGGCTTGCGGCTGATGAATATCAAGTGGTATAAACCGGACTCGTTGACAGCTTTAACTCGCTGATTTCCACCTGGGGTGTAACTAATAGTAACATCATGCTTTTCATCCATATCAAGCGATTGTATAGCCTTTCTTGGATTTCTTAAGTTTAGAATATTGCAAATGTCTTGAGCAATAAACCAAATTTCACCTCTTGCACTTGTAGTGCGAATTCTTGCACTTATTTCTGGATTACTGAAAACTTGCAAGCCAGTAGCCTGCTGATTGATTGTTGGATTCATACTTTATTAATTAAAGGGTTATTACTTTCTCATACGGATTTTCCGCTTCCTCAAACAACTTGCCGCCATGATTCAACGCCCATGCACGTATCAGCATTGCCAATGGAGTTTGTGTTTGAAACTTCAGTGCGGCATATACCGTCACTATTGACACCTCTTTAAGTTCGGCTACTTCCTTCACCTTGTCCTTATCCAGTTTGATGTACTTTTCTTTTTTAGCCATATATTCTAATTATTTGAATTACTATTTCTATCTTTGGGGCTGTCTTAAATCATTAAGATGGTGCAAACATAAACGTTTTGCGAATATAAACCAAACGTTTTGCGAATTTTATTTTGCAAGGCATTAATATTTTATGCAATATGAATAAAAAAGAGATGCTTGAACAGCTAATAGGGTATTATGAAGATGGTAACAAAACACGTTTTGCGAAACGACTAGGGCTATCACCTCAAGGGATAAGCACTTGGTTGAGCCGTGGTACTATAGATTATACTCTAATATACGCAAAATGCGAAAATATTAGTGCTGACTGGTTGTTATCAGGCGAGGGTTCTATGCTCCGTGATAGCAAAACTCCCGAAGAAACCTCTATGGGCCATAGTACAGAAAAGGTACAATCCACTTCATCCGATACCATAGCCTTACGTATGATGGATAAGTTAGACGAAAAAGACAATATAATAAAGGAGAAGGATGCTAAGATCGACCAGCTCCAGTCTGAACTCCGCTCCATGACCGCAGAACTCGCCGTTCTCAAAGCCAAATATCAGGATAAGGAGTCTGGTTTCAAATTCTCCAATTCCGCCGAGGATTTTACCGGCAAACCATCTGGCGACTCTGGCGAAGACTACTCACCCGCGAAACTACACACCACTTCCGTGAGATCATCGGCTGGGAAAATATAATCGTATTACTAATCAAACTACTCAGCAATACATAGCATACAAACGATAATTAATAACTATTTAAACAATAAACACATGAAGAAAATAACATTCTTACTTATAGCTGCTATAGCTACCATATTCTGTGCTTGCGACATGCAATCAAATAGAAAAACCAAACAGAAACTTTCAGAATTAGAAAAATATAAGCTTGCCTATAAGGAAGCTTCAAATTCTGCAATAACCTTAGATACTATATTTTTAGGTCTAAGATTTGGGATGACTCAAAAAGAGGTTGACAACCATTTAAGAAAAATGCAAGATAATAGAAAACTAAAAACAGATGGATTTGGAAGATATCAATATATCTTTTTCCTTAATGATAATACCACTCTAACATCATCATTAAGCGCTGAATTCTTCAATGATAAACTGTATAAATTCATGCTAAATATTGATGGGTATTACGTAGGAAATACTTTAATATCTTTTGACAGCCAGTATTTGAGCAATAAAGCTAAATCTCTATTTGTCGCTAAATATAAAATAGACAAAGATAATTTTGTAGGATATTATTATACACTGGAAGGATTAGGCATGTATTCCTGCTTTATCAATAAAAATCTGTTAGTTGAATTCACTCCCTTAGGTAGTATGAGCTATATCAACATACCAGTTGAAGTACAAAAAGAAGCGTATGACAAAAAAGGAGGGCAACAAAAAAGGAAGGAATCAATTTCTGATTTATAATCAACCCATAGCCACCACTCATATCCAAGGTGAATGCCCCTGCCATGACCTATACGTCAAGGAATCCTACGAAGATGTCATCAAGATGATGGAAGAGGCATTGGAACAGTAATTAATAACCAATTAAATTATAACAAAATGAAAAAGAATATTGAATTAGTAAGTGAGTTGGTAGGAACAAAGTATAAAGACTTTGAAGGTTTAGTATCAATTCAGAAGAATGATCTCGATGGAATAAGAAATTTATGTCGTAATCATGGCGTAGATTTAGAACGTCATTTTCTGTTAGGATTTGGTTTTGAATTTGGTGAGATGAAAGGTGATCGTACTTTAACCAGCATAACTTGCAAAGCTTTATTGTTGGCTGAAGAATACGGAACTACTTATGACGAGGTAGCTGAAAATGTTGCAGGTATTTCAAAAGTTAAGGCTTCAATCCAACGATTTACACTTCCAATATCAGAATTGGGAGAGTACATTAAATGCTTTGACTGTATGGGGGTGACCGAAATTAGCAAGAAGATAATTGGGCTTGAAATTATATAGAAAAAGAGGGATTTACCCCTCTTTTTCTATAGGTGAATTAAATCTCCCCTCTAACACATCATTTTTAAGATAAAGCAGATGATTAATAACTTCATCTACTTCTTTAGAAGCAGGAGCAGCCTTACAAATATCGGCAATGTAACCAGATAAACGTTCACATGTGCCATTTGTACCAAGTTGAGCAACCATATTTTCTATATGGTTAATGCCTGTCTTTTGATATCCCATAATAGTACCTTTTTAATAATGCTCCCGGCCAATCACCGGGAGCGTTTTCCATCAACAATCAATCAATAAACCTTAATCCTCCGCACGTTTTATCCCTCAGTCGGAGCCCTGATCAGCGGGAACGTGTAACCAACACCTTCAAATAATTTGTGGCAGGAACAAGACTCGAACTTGTGACCTCATGGGTATGAACCATGCGAGCTACCTACTGCTCTATCCTGCAATATTATGCGCCGCGCACACGTTTATTGCACAAAAATACCACTTATCCCGCTAATACATACTACAAATCAACCACTTATACAAGCATTACAATCCTAACACATTAAAAAACTACTATACTATCCCCCTATAAATATTTATTAAAACGCCATAAAACACCACTTCAAAAGAAACATCATACCTAAAACACTCTTTTTTTTAAGGTGAAATCGTAAGTCCATTTTAAGCCAAAGTAAACGATATGTACATTATCGTAAGTCCATTTAGGTAAGTCCATTGGTAAGTCCATTCCATTATTTAACACTTCCTCACTTCGTTTATCACCAACAAAGATTTCTCCATTCACTAATTTCGGATCATCCCAACAAAGAGTCTATTTAAACGCTCTAAACAGTATACATTTTTAGCCTAAATACTTCTATATAATAATCATTTGGAATATCTTTGCAAAAGAAACTTCTAAATAGTGATAATATGACTAAAGTAATCCATGTGCACCTCATTTTCGAGAAGAAAGACTATTATTTCGGTAGTATCAGTGCCATTTATACCGTCCTTAACAGCGATCAAATAGGTATCAAACAAAGTTCCTTGCTGCATGCCGGTCTCACCGATGGTGGCGTTAAAGCAACCCAAAGAGCCATTATACGGCAATCACACCTCATTCGCAGTAGTCAGGAGTAGTCCGCACCAAACCACATAGAAAAAGGGCTGAATCGCGCCCCAAAAAGCGTCTATTCAGCCCTAATTTTGTCCCAATATTGTCTTTACTGTTTAAATACTCATAAAATCCCCTTTGACTTAGCCGCCAATATAGGCAAATATTACGAAATGATTTAATAACGTCCAACCTTCCAAATTCGCCTATATCCCTTTATTCATCGGCATCTCACGTTGATCATTCCCTCTCATCCATTACATACAGAGTGTTTTATCCCCCTTACTTTTGTCTTAGGCATCCCTGTATTAAGAATATCATTACAACGAGCGGAAAGGCTCATCCTGTCGTTTGCAAAACTCCATTTCAATCCGGCAGTAAGATTAAAGATGGATTCAATATCGAATGTTCCTTGTATAACCGGTGTCTGCACATTCCCCATCAATTCAAAAGCCAGATTTTTATTCACTTTAAAAGTATTATCCAGCATAGCACTGAACACCCACTTTTTTCGATTGAAAGGTATATCAAAGAAATCATCACAACGTTGCCTCATCTGCATACCGGCTACAGTCAATCGAGAATCCAACCAATTTCCTGTTTTGAAAGGTAATATGATACTTGCTCCCCACAACTGCATATAGTTCCAGTTTGTATTTTTATAAATTAGCGCCAGTCTGTCGGTAGATTGATAAGGAGTTTGTATAAAGTAATCTGGAGTATGCATAAAGAACAGGTTAAAAATATATTTTTGCTTCAAGATATAACTCCCGTTCAAATTGTAATTAGTCATAGGTTTCAATCCCGGCGTTCCCCACAGTTCAGTGTACCCGTTGAGATAACTAACAGACGATTGCATATCCCAATAGCCCGGATACGTCTTATCTGTAGATAAGGAGAATTGGAATGTATGCTTTGGCGTTTTAAAGTAAGTCAGCGATGCCTGTGGGTAAACCGCCCATTTATGATAATTGCCGATAGTATAATATTCTCCCGTAGCCGATACAGAGAACGAAACTCCTGTCTCGTAGTTTTTACTGAGTGACACATAAAAATTAGTAGTCTGTTCTTTCAGATCAGAGTACATATTCTGAGTATGAATATCCCCCACTACCTTATCATAAATCTGAAAATCACGATCTTTTGCAAACCGATAGGACACCCCATATCCTAAACTCCATCCTTTAGATAATGAATGTTTTTGATCTGCATAAATAGAATAGCGATCTATTCTTTGTCCGCCAACCATTGAGAAACTGCTTTGCCTGCCATCCTGATAGTCGGCATAAAGACTTTGATGATTGTCGGATTTATAATGCGTATAATCACCACCTATTTCAAGTCCAAATCCTGAATGATACTGCAATGTGACATTATTCATCCGCGTATCAAGATATTTATCCACATTACTGGTTTGATAATTCCCTGTCGTTTCGCTGCTATTATACTGATCGGGGCTATAGCTACCTGTATATATCACATTAATCGTATGATTGTCATTGAAATTATACTCAAACGCAGTTCTGAAATTGTGATTCCAATACTTACTGCGTAATTGCTCATTCTGGCTGATATCGTACCGTTCATTCTTCAGTGCATGCCTGGAATCGAGGTCTATATATTCCATATTCTTCACATCATTCGCTCCATACATCACATCAAAAGCCATTTTGGGTGTCGATAAACGGAAATTCCCTTTCATGCCACCGCTATTAAAATATTGATTCTTATAATCAGCACTTACTTCTCCTTGAAAAGAATAGTCATTCGAGCGTTTTAAAACAACATTGATAACCGCTCCCCGTACATGATATTCAGGGGGTGCACTATACATTACTTCCACTTTCTCCACCCTGTTTACCGGAGTATTACGCAAAAGAGTTTCAAGCTGCCCGACATCCATTGTGGTAGGTTTTCCATTCAGGATTACAGTCAGATTTCCTGCACCGACCAGAGTCAACACTCCCTTACTTTCTTGCACTCCCGGTAACCTCATCAATGCTTCATAAGCATTATTCACTACTTGCTTTTCAGATAAAACAGCGAGATTATAACCTAAACG